TCCTATGGTTTTTGGAATTAATCCTAGAAATACAGCAGCAGGAAGTCGTAGATATTTTGATAGTATTGGTAATCAAATTGGATCTGAAGCAGGAATAAAAGGGGGAGTTAAATTAGATGAAATTTCAAATATATATGTTCCTAAGGCTAGAATAGACCAAACTACCAGTGCTTTTGGTAAGAATTTAGGAGATATAAAGATAAGTTCATTAGAAGATTTTGGAAAACAATCATATTCAAGGTATCACCCAACCCTTCGTAAAAATTATATGAAACAGTTAGAAGATGTATTAAATATTTATAAACCAGGGGTACGAAGAGTTGGTAAACATGGTATCTCTAAAGAAGGTTATGAATCTTGGATGAAGAATCAAATAATACCTGCAAAATATAATACTGAGTTAGTTGAAGCTCCTTCTAATGTGTATAGAGCTGTTAGTAGTTGGGATAAATCTCTTATAAGTAATAAAAATTTAGCACTAAAAAATGCTTTAAATGTAAATCCAGGTGTTTATCACCATGGATCTCGTTATAATGTAGGTATGAGTACATCTCCTAATAAAAGAACAATGGAAAACTTTTTTAAATATAGGAGAGGTAAAAATACGGGGTATTATAGAACAGAAAGAGGAATTAATCCTAGATTTAAGGGTGTAAAAAAATGGGATTTATCTTATAATGTAAATCCAGATGCTAAAATACTTAATCCTAGAGGATATAAGACTTTTATGCATAAAAATATAGCAGGAGATTTAGAGGGGGAGACAATTAAAAGAGCTCGTTTATTAAGAGAGCAAGGATATGATGCAATTAAAAAATTTCCTGATTCAGATGAACTTCAATGGTTAGATCCTACAAAAAAATTAGAACTTTCAAATATTAAAGAAATAAAGAATCTTCAAAAAGGAGGATTAAGGAATCATATGATGGATTATCTGCATACTAGTGGTAGAGATACTAGTTATGTAAATACTGTAATGAATGCTATAGGTCAGCACGAGTCTAAAAATAATCCTAATCAAGTTCAAGTATCAGGAAATGAAACAGAGGGTTTTTATGATGGTCCTGGTAGAGGATTATTTCAATTTGAAACAGGTCCTAAAGAAGGAGGAAATACTGCTATAAATAGAACTGCTAATTTTTTAAAGCATAATACGGATAAAAATATTAAAGATTTTCCATATCTTTTTAAACTATATACTAAAGATAATTCTTTAGACTTTTCTAAATTGAGTAAGCAAGATCAAGAAGGATTATTTATAGGAGATAAAATTTTTGGAGGGCCAGAAAGACGAGATGAGTTTGATGCTGTAACTAGAAATAGAACAACTCCTCCTTCGCAAGAGGAAGTTTTTATATATTGGCTTAGAAATCATAAAGGTAAAGTTAATGGTAAAAATATATCTGAATTAACAGAAAAAGAAATTGACGTTGAAAGAAAGAAATGGAATAGCAGAACAAAATCAACATTTAAGAAAAGAAAAGGTGGATATAGATCAAAAGTTTTCTGGTAAGTGTTATATAATAATATAAATATTAAAAAATTAACACTTATAAAAAATATCAATATAAATACTTATTTTTGTAACTTAAAACAATAAATATATGGACACAAATGAAAAAATTCAATTAGATGACATCACATTAGATGATGTTATCAGTGGTGAAGGGGTAGCCACAGAAGAAATAGCTCCAGCTCAGGAAGATGAAAAGAAAGTTGAATCTCCTGAAGAAAGTAAATTAGATGAAGAAGAATCTGAATCTAATGAAGATAGTGTAGAAAAGGAAGAAGAAGAAGAGGAAGAAGAGGAAATAAAAGATGAAGAAGCTAAAGAAGATGAAAAATCTTCTGAAGAAGATACCGTTGTTGGAGAAATTTTAAATAGTTTAGGGTATGAATTAGATGGAAAATATGAAGATACCTCTGAAGGATTAACTAACTTAACAAAAGATGTAGCTTCTAAAATGGCTGATGACAGAATCGATGAAGTTTTAGAAAAGTTTCCGTTAGTAAAAGATCATCTAGAATATGTTTTATCTGGAGGAGAATCTGAAAACTTTATGCAAGCTCATGATCCTAATTTGGATTATACTAAGATAGAGATTGCTGAAGATGATGTTCGTAGTCAAAAGGCAATTTTATCAGATTATTTTTCCGCAAAAGGGCATGATAAAGAATTTATTGATGAAATGCTCGGAGATTATGAAGATTCTGGTAAACTACATGCTAAGGCAGATGCTGCAAAGCAAGCTTTAGGAAAAGTACAAACTCAAGAAAGAGAACAATTAGTAGAAAAACAAAAAGAACAAATGCAGGAACAACACACACAACAAACTAAATTTTGGGAGGGAGTAGCAGAGACTATTGAAACTTCTAAAGAATTTGCTGGATTACATGTGCCTGAAAGAGAAAAGTCAAAGTTTTTTAACTATCTTTCTAAACCCGTAACTCGTGAGGGTTACACACAAAGAGATTTAGATCATTCGGAAGCTGAAATGGAAACTAAATTGGCTATAGATTATTTAATGTATAAAGGATTTAATCTAGACCAAATTATTAATACTAAAGCTAAAACAAAAGCATCTAAATCCCTGAGAGAAAAGATTTCTAAAAATGAAGAAACTGTTAAAAGTGCTCGTAAAAAGAGTAGGAGAAGTAAGAATGTAGATTTAGATGATCTTGATCTTAGTATTTAAATAACTAAAATATCCCCAGAATAACGGGAGATCGGGGCCCATAAAAATAATTAGATATGCCAGATGGAACAAATATAAGCGTCCAAAAGACGTTTTACAATGATTCGCAGATGACTGATATGAACAGTCTCTCAAATGCGCTGTTGTCCAAACCTACTGAGCTGTCTCCAATTATTACTCATTTAGCAGGAAAAGATGACAAGAGGTTTCCTTTATCTTTCTTAACAGAAGGTGTTGGTAATACTAAATCTATTGATCGCTTGGAGTATGAATATCGTGTGGCAACACATAGATTGAGGACGAGACCAGTTTCAGTAGCAGGACCAACAGGCACAGCAATAGGTCAAGGAGGAGCAGCTTTTGAGTTAGAATTTCCTGACAAACATTTTGTATTTCCATACGTATTAGTATCTCAAGCAGGTACTCAAGCACGTATTATGAAAGAACCAGAACAAGTATCTGGGGGAACTTCTTGGAAATATACATTACAATTAGTTAACCCAGCACCTGCAACAGTTTGTGCAGCTGCTGATTGTGTGGCAGGAGCGCTTTGGGCGCAAATGTACGCACCAGTAGGAGTAGACTTCTCTAGAGGTAATGCTTCAAACTGGGAAACTCCAGGATTAGTAAGAAACAAACTAACTACAGTTAGAAAATCTTACCACATGTCTGGAAACGCTAAAGATTATGTAGCAGAGTTTTCTCTACCAACTAAAGGGGGATCTTCTACTAAACTTTGGATGGACTATGAAGAGTATTTACATATGCTTGACTTTAAAGAAGAGTGTGAGATGTATTACTGGTATGGAGAAAAATCATATGATCAGAATGGACATACTTATATGAAAGATGAGAATGGACAACCTGTAATCATAGGTCCTGGTCTTTTAGAGCAAATTGTCAATACTGATACTTACTCTTCAATGACTGAAACAAAATTAAAAAACATCATCGGTGACTTATTCTACGGAATGACTGATGCTGCTAAAAAACAAGTAACTCTTTATACTGGTACTGGTGGAGCACGTGAATTTGATGAAGCCCTTAAAAATCATTTCGGAGGTCAAACAAACACATGGATGACAACAGGAGACCATAAATTTATTACAGGCTCTGGCAGATCGCTAGGTTTAACTGGTTACTTTAATTCGTATGAGCATATTGATGGACATAGTGTGAATGTTGTAAAACTTCCTATGTTTGATCATGGTGCAGTTGCACAAGCTCGTTCGAAACACCCAACAACTGGATATTCACTTGAATCTTATAGAATGGTATTTGTTGATCAATCAAATTATGATGGTCAAAACAATTTACAAATGATCTCGAAAAAAGGTCGTGAGTCTATGAGATGGTGTGTAGCTGGTTCAGTAGTTCCTAGAGGATTTGATTCAACTTCCGCTAGAGCTTCTGATGTTGATGGTGCGTCTGTACATATGTTGAAAACTGCAGGTATCGCTCTTAAGAGATTTGATACTTCAATAGACATCACTTGTACAGCATCTTAATTTGGCATTAATTTGCGTCTATATATTGGTTTTTGATTAAGGTTGTGGGGGAGCAATCCCCCTCAGCTTTAATTTTAAATATAGGAGAGTTATTCTTTCCACCCTATGAACAATTATTAACTAAAAAAAAGAACTGAAATTATGAGTAAAAAAGTTTTTCTTAGGCAAAAAGAGTTATTAAACCATTTGCCTAAAGCAGTAAGAGCTGAAGCAGTAATGCGAATCAGTAGTGTTTATGTAAATAGACAACCTCTGAAGGGTTTCGATCCTGAAGATGAAAAAAAGTATATGCAAGAAGTATTAGATGTTAGTCCTGATCATGGTGATTGGCCTAGACATTCTAAACAATTCTGGGCAGAACTTACAATTCCTGTAGGTTTTACAGGAGTAGAACTTGAAATTGGTAAGGATGATAATGGAAAACCTTTAAGTATTATGGATTATATTAAATATAATTTTGCACTTAGGCATCCACATGTAGCTCTTACTAAAGAAGAGATGGATAAGGACTATAGTAAAAGATTCTATATTCAAGATCTTTCAAGAGAAGATAAAGTTAAAAATAACTCTATTCAATTTAAGAAAGATGCAGATAAAGAATTTATTAAAGCTTCGTCTAATCCAAAATCTATGAAGAGAATATTACGACTTATGTCCGATGTTAACCCTGATAGATTGACTAGTGAGCAAATTGAAAATGCGCTTTACGAAATCAAAAATAAGAGTCCTAAGAAGTTTGTTAGAGTTGCAATAGATAAAAATTTAGAGATGAAAGCAGAAATTGAAAAAATGGTTTCTAATGGAGTTTTAAGAAAAATTGGAAATCAAATAATCTTTATTGATGAAGTATTAGGTGATACAATGGAAGATACTGTAGTACATCTTAAAGATAAAAAGAATTCTGGTAAATTAACAATTTTAAGAGCAAAACTTAAAGAATTATCATTAGTATAATATGAATGTACAAGAGATGCATTTAGCAATTCAGCAAGGAGTGGATAAAATTAATTCACTCCAAGCTGATATGCTTTTATCTGAAGAAATTGATATTGAATTAAATAAGTCTCAAATGAGATTTATTAATACCAAATACGGTAAGAATAATAAATATCAAAAAGGATTTGAAGAAAGTCAAAAAAGAGTTGATGATATTCGTACAATAGTAACAGAGTATAAAGCCCCTACAACATATAAAGAACGATATGATTCCAATTTTTGGGTCGATAGTTTTAGATTACCAAATGATTATATGTATTTGGTAAATCAAAAATCTGATATTTTTATAAATGAATGTAATCTTATAAATTGGACATTAAGGGATTCAGATCCTGTTAATTATTTTACTTTAGATTTAGATACTTTTGTTTGTAATAATGAAGGAGGAAATTCTACAGATTTTGTAACAGCAATAAGAATGGCAGCAGATCCTGATGATTTAAGTTTAGGAGCATTTTTACTTTGGATTAATCTTTCGAGTTTTCAATACCCTGCTGATATAGAGGCCGTTCGAACGGATATATTAGCACAAGGAAATGCTATAAGTGGTATTTCTGTTTATTGGGAACAATATGGAGAGTTAAATTATCCAGGACAATTTATAGTTATAGTAGATACTAATATTTATGATTGGTTTAATTGGGATGCTTCAGTTACTAATAGTATCTCTGGATCAAATCTACAAACAGTTATGCAAGGAGGAACTGCTTCTGGAACTATATTAACTACAGCTTATGCTCAATATGCGGAAACTGCATTTGGAAATAGAAGAGATCCTGTTAGTAGAGGAAATACAATAACTAAAATTGCATCTCCAAATAAATTTATTCAACATGATGATATAACAACTCTTTTACGAGATCCTTTTAATACAACAAAACATACTGCTCCACTTACAACAATTCGTGGACATTATATAGATATTTACACGAGTGATATATTTATAATAGATGCAGTCAAAATTACTTATATTAGAAAACCTAAAGAAATTTCACTATCTTTGGGGGCTAGTTGTGAACTACCTAACCATTCTCATCAAGAGATTGTGGATATGACAGTAAGCAGCATTTTAGAGGGGATTAGTGACCCTAGATACAAGTCTCATCAATTAGAGGTGAGCAAGAATGAATAATTATTAATTTAAAAATTAGAAAAAATGGCAAGACATTTGTATATTGGAGATGAGAGCGCAGTTTCGTACACTAATAATGTATTAGACTTTGGGTCCATCGATATCCAAAAAGAAGCAGCAGGTACTGGCGGTATGTCCTCTTTAGTAGTAGGAGAAACTGTAGCAGATGCTGATCGAATTAGAATAGTTCAAGGAGATAGTTCTGGTTCAGGTATAAACATTGTATCCCCTTGGTTTTATGGTAGAGATGTAATTAATTGGAGTGGCGCAAGTTACGCAGCACAAACTGCACATACTAGTACTTTAGCTCCAAGTGGAACATCTGCGGCAGCAGCTAAAGATATAGAAGTTAAATTTACAAGAAGAGATAGTTTTACACCAGAATTCTTTAAATTTAATGTAACTATTGCAGCTAGCTCAAACGCAGCAACTGCAGGAGCAGCGATTGTTACTGCATTTGATGCTTTAACTTATGTACCAGCATGGTTAACAACTGCTGCAGGAACTACAACAGTAACATTTACAGGAACTTTAAAAGGAGCTACTTCCGCAGCAGGTGGAGCAAACTTAGTTTGGAATTATGCTCCAGCTATATTTGATGTTTGTGTCTCTGTTAATCCAACTACAACTCAAACTTATACAGCAGCTAATGGTGTACAAGATGGTACTCCTGGTTATGGTGATGGTGAGTATATTCAAGATATGGAACAAGATCTTCAGGGAATTAATTCTGGTTACTATAATAGAATTCAACAACCTGTTGCTCCTAATACTAACGCTGTAGTAGGAACAAACTACGATGTTTGGAACGTTGTAGCTACTAAAGATGGTAGTTCT